AGCCTTTACTACTTTTCTATTAAAATCATCAATCTTTTTGGCTGTCTTTGCGATATCTTTTTGGGCAGCCTTACTACCTTTATCAGAGTATTGAGAGACAATCCTTGCAATTACTGCACCTGTAGTCATTTTAGCCTCTCCTCATTAATAAATTTCTTTGTAGTGTTGATTTAGCCTTTTCCAAAGCGTTATAGATATTTTCAGACATTTTATTTCTATTCTTATCTACCACATGCCAAATTAATCTTGATGGCATAAATGGAGAATCTTCTCTGCTTAAATTATCTATAAATTTGTTCTTACCTGCGGTCTTATTCTTTCTTCCCGCTAATTCATAAATTACACCTGCTGCTGATCTATTTTTTAGTGCACCAGCATTTGTTGTATAGTCTCTTCTAACCTTACCCTCAGCCTTTGTGGATGTTATTCCAGCCTTAATAACGCTTTGATCCCAGGCAGGCCATCCAGCACCACCACGAGAGCGAGGATTGCGAGCAGGCTGAGTAGCCCAACCACTTAGTGGAGGCTCTGATTTTACTAAGCCTTGTGCTTCTTTTTTAGCACTGCTTAGTTCAGAATTAAGAATCTTGTTAAATTCTTTAACTGCATTCTTATCAAATGTTTCTAATGCTTTTAGTGTTTCTTTGACGCCAGTCAGCACTATAACATCTTTACTCATTACCTGCTCGCATTCTTGGATCGCTCCTTGAGATAAATAACAATTGCTTCAAGTACACCGTCAGGCGCTTCAAGCAAGTCGTTGGGAGAAAGGCCAGTCTCCACAGAAACCATGGCTACCGTATAGGTTAGGCTGTCTCTGTGGATTCTGAATTTGGGTCTGTCTCCAGTTCAACACTATCAAGTGTGTCAAGGAATGACTCGCCAAAAGGCTTTACTACCTTACCAGCATCCTTCATCGCTGCCCAAGCCAGGAAGTAGATATGCTCCAACTTCTGATCTTCGGTTAACAACTTAGCAAAACCCTTATTATATTTGTTTTCAAATGCAACAAGAGTCTTGGGACGAAGGCTATAAACGCCTTCTTCTCCGTCACTGGTCTTTACTTTGATACTTAGTCCATCCATTATATTTCGCCCCTTTAAGGTTAGTTAATTAAACTAAGGAGTTACATCCTTAGTGATTGCTCCAGAGATAGGCCAGGACACAGCGATAGTACTTAGTTGGCCTACCGCACCATTTAGCGGAGTCCATTCAGTTACTAATGCATCAAAGCGATATTCTGGATTTGTTGCTGATATTGGTGCAGACGCTATTGGCTTGACTGCACATGCAACCTTTGTTCCTACACGATTTGGCATCAAAGGATTTCCTGGTTCTCCACCAAAAAACTCTTCAATAGAATTGTTTGCAAAATCTTGATAGAAATCAAATGTTACTGTATTAGTTCCAACACCTGCAATTACTTCTTTATAGATGACGCCATCCTTCACAGGAGTCACATCTAAAACATCGTGGACAGTTGAAAGCGTTATGCTTGACACATGGTCGCTAAAATCATATGCGCCTTCAAATACCACACTTGCGTTAGTTAGAACCATTTTGGCCATGTTACGGAGTTACATCCTTAACGATAGCGCCAGTGATTGGCCATGTAACTGATGCTGTAGCGAGTTCGCCAACTGCACCATTTAGAGGTGTCCACTCAGAAATCAACGCATTGAATTGATATTCTGGGTTGTCTGCTGAAATTGCAGCATTTACAGGCTGTACCTTGATTGCAGCAACTGTACCCAAGAGTGGGTAGATTGTCTGCTCAACTTCGCCTGTTGCAAAATCCTGATGGAACTCAAGAGTTACTGAGTTATCTACAAGACCTGCGATACGCTCTTTTGCTGCTTGTGGAACATTTCCACCTTTGAATGCTGTGGTTTCAAGAACATCATATGTGCTTGAAAGAGTTACAGATGCAATGTGATCAGCGAGGCTTACACCAGCAATAGTAACTTCAACATTTGTAAGTACTAAACGAGCCATTATTATTTATCTCCTTGTTCATTGTTAAATGTGTTAAAAACAAATGCTTCTGGTTCTTCCTTTAGCACTTGCACTTCTTCTTTTATTTCTTTTACTGCTTTTGGTGTCTGCCCTGCTTTTTTGATATGTCCTGCATTGACGAGAAATTCTACTGAACTCCCATAAGCAATTATATCATCTTCGGTAAGTTTTTCACCATTAATCTTACCGCAAACTGTTTTACTTGAGGTAACTGTATATTCCATTTTGTTCTCCTTAGCCCCAAATTGTGAGGTTGTAACGATAAGATAAAAATGTTTGATCTCCAGAACCATATGTACCGCTTTCAGCACTTATAACTCTTAGAGTATTAACAAGTCCACCTAATGTTCTATCAGATTCTATGGCAGTCTTAATTGACTTATTGCCAGTTCCACCTAAGAGTTCATCAAGTTTCTCTTGCCCTGCTCTTTCGGAGATTCTCTGAACAATCACATAAACATCAACGGATGCTTGGTCCAAACCACGAGCATTATCAATATCAAATGTGAAATCTAATTGACCTACTATAGCGCATGGAGGAACTACAACATCTGGGATTTGATCATAAATACGAATGCCAGATATGCGTTCTATATTCTTTCCAATACGCTCTCTTACTTTGCTAATTTGAATCATTAGTAAGCCAATCCCTTATTTCTTCTAAATGTCTTTAACAACATTTCTACATCTGGGTCAAGTCTTGAATTTAATCTAACTGTACCCAATTCTACAGATCCAGCAATTCCAAATGGTGATTGCTTTCTTACAAATAATCTTGATGCCTGAATCTTGCAGGCCATCTCTACTTCATATGGTACTTGTGGAAATCCAAATATTCCTGATACCCGCACTGTTTGAGGGAAGAAGTAAGGAAATACATATGAGCCTATAGCCAATAATCTTGTATAAGGCCATCCCTTTAGTGGATTGTTTACTGGCTCGTACATAACATCTAATGGAGCACTTGTAACATTCCATATTTGAGTATATGTCTGTTCAAAATCAACATCACAAGCCAATTCTGTTACTTCAACGATATCGTCTGTTTCTACATACCAAGGGCTGTATGCTGTGTAGTATCTTGTAGCAGGGAATGCTTGACTACCCTCTTGGTAAAAAAATCTTTGGCAATATTCATCAATCTGACGACTGGCAGTAAGAATCGCTGCTTCAATAGCAACATCATCTATAGAATCTTCTATCTGCAATGCATTCTTAACATCAGCCAAAGTTGTATAAACTGTGCTTGATTGACTCATTTGCTCCTCTTCTCCAATTTAGGTAACATAGCCTTTTCTACTTTAGGTAGAGCAGTTGCTGTTTCCTTTTTAATTCTAAATATCTTTTTAAGTTTTTTCATTTTCCCTCGTTTAAAAGGAACAGGCTGACAAATCGGGGCGTCTGCCAGCCTGCCCTTCCTTAGATTACTCTAAGTATTGCAATAGAGTGCGGGAGGCCCTGTGCTCTATGCAAATCTAACTTAGAATGATGGTGCTGCTAAACCAGTTCCGCTAATTACGGATGTTGCTGCAGGATAACGACCAGCAGAGAATGCTGAGTATCCATAAACAACTGACTTAACAGTGAGTGAGCCTGCACCAGTTGCATCAAATGTCAATGCGAATGGTGATCCAGCCTGCTCCCAAAGATGTAGTTCTGGTGCTGTTACGCAATAGATTTCATCTTCGTTTGTACCTGCACCTGCATCAGTAACAACATTAGCATCAGCAATGATAGGTAGACCCATCAATGAGTAGCCAGAGTTACCGTAAGATGCTGAACCTGCACCAGTTGAGAATGCGTTCATTGGACCATTTGCTGTAGGAACAACAAGTGGACGCTTTGCATCATCAACAGCAGCAAGCAAGAATGCCAAGCGGCGTGGGTGCATGATCCAGTGTGTAGGATTCATGAATACGCCAGTTTGGATCTTCTGGTAAGCATCTGCCAACTTTGGATATAGTTCTGCAACTGTTGGTGAAGCATCTGTATATGTTACAGAGTTAACGCCAGAGGTGTTGCGGATACCACGAATTTGTCCTGATGCTCCAGAACCATTGAGGATCTGGTTGTCAAGAGTGGTGTGCCATGAACGGATTAGGTCCTGTACGACGAATGCATCTACGCCAGTTCCACGCTCAATGACCTGCTTTGATAGATCTTGCTGACCTGCGATTGTACGCACATCAATAGTCAAGAGTGTATCATCGCTGTCTGTTTCAGAAACAGCAGAGTTCTCAGAAGCCTGAACTGCAGTGCTTGTGCCTGTAGTCATGCGAGAGATATTTAGTGTCATACCTGCATTTGGCAACACATGCTTGTTGGTTGCGAAATCAGCAGTTGGACGACCTGCACGAGCAAATGGTGCTGCGAGATCAACGAGGTATTGTGGGATTACAAGACCTGCAAAGTTACCTGTTGCAACATCACGACGCTCAACTTCGTTTTCACGAGCATGGCGAGCAAGACGATCTTGTGCGCCAAAGTCATTACGATACTGAGCATTGAATGCGTCAGCAATGAATGAGTTTCCTGAATTCTCAGTGTATGTGCGTGGTTCGCTTACAATCTTTGTTGTAGCGGTTGTCTTTGGCATAGCAACATCTGCTACTGCTGCACGAACTTCTGCAACCTTAGCATCAGCATCTGCTTGTGCCTTG